CTGTAAATGAGCAATAGCACCCGTACTGCTGTCTACTGTAAAAACTGACCATCCAGTGGCAGTATCTGCCGATAAAATTAAATAATAATTATTATTCTTGTCTACAAACTCATACATCTTTCCATTGATATCAGCATAAGCACTTACATCTAAAAGAAAAGTAGTTCCTTTGCGTTTCTTAGCTATACCAGTAGTTGATACTTCGACGTTTAAAAGAGACTGAGCAGCAGATAAATAAGATTTAATATCAGTACGTTTATATAAGTTCGAATCGACTTCGCCGATGGTGAAGGCTGTTTGTCTCACCATTTCTACAGTCATAAGTTATCCTATATATAAGTAGCACGATCAAAATCATTGTAAGGAGTCGATTGAATGTATCTATCCATGTCATTTTGTAACATCGCATCTACTATTTTTTGCTGATACTTTACCTCGAGATATTTAGCTAGTTCTGCTTTATTAGTAATTGCCATCGCTGTTTCAGCTGCGGCATATAAAGACAAAGCACGATAAAATAAAGCTGGTAAAAAGGCATAATCAATGTTGTTAACCACATAATAATAATTAATAGGTTTTGCATTTGTCAGCACCAATCCGTCTAAAATTCTATAATAGAATCCAAAGGCTTGTCCTGTTGTTAACCATGAAAATCGATCCATACGATTATAATCAGCGGGTAACTTGTATGTATATAAAAAATCCGGTGAGAAATTCGTCGTTAATGGATTATTATCTTGAACAAATTTAATCGCAAAATTCCAATCGGTTCGTAATAATAATTCAGGCAACAATACATTTAATTTATTAGCAATCAGTTGCGATTCAGGCAAATCATTAATATTCTGTACTGCATTTCTACCAAGTTCATTTAAAGCTTGATTAACAACCTCTAGTTGAGTTGGCATTTAATTACCTTTATTAAGCTGTTCTAAGCAACACAAATATAACGCTTGCAGCACCAGATGTATAATCTGAGCTTGTATCAGCTTTAATGAATAAATTATTAGTAGCTGTAATCGAAATATTTGAACCAGCAAAAGCAAATCCTGATTGACCGAGTGCATAGGATTGCACAGCTGCTTTTATAGCTGTACTCGTTGCGGTAATGACTATACCGCCTGTATTTAAGTTCGCAATAGTAAAGTTTAAATTTGAATTGTTACTTCCACCTGCAAAAGGTGTAGTAATAGTTAAAATAGCCCCGAGAAGAAGATAAGTTTTACTACCGGTGGGAGTAAATATATTTGTTCCCGCTACAATATTTGCATTACTAAGAGAAGAGGATTGTACCGTAATAATATTGGATTCAACATCTGGACTTGCAAAAGCACTTTGCATCACTTTATTAGCTTGTAGACCGCTATCATGTATTGTACCTACAAGATCAGTGAAAGCTGGAACGTTACCAATAACTGTAGAAGAAGACGACATTACTATAATATCTTGTGTAGGATCAGAAGGAACTAGACCAATATCCTGGATCACTCCACTTGTTCCATTAAATACTGGAACGTGACCACTCACAACTGGAAGCGTAACCCCACCACCAGAACCTTCAGCAACTAATGAAGTATTGCCACCGCTCACAACTATTTGGAATTCACCGTATGTAGCATTCTCACCTGGATTTAATGGAAACACACTAGTATCCAAATAATTAATGAATAATTTATCATTTTGTTTAAATTTATTAGCAATATCGTTTAAATATCCAACTGCCGTAATAGTTGCTAATGCATCGGGAGTAGATGCAACAAAGATAGTCGGAGCTGTTCCAGTTAATGCATTTGATACGAGCCCTAGTGTAGAAAAATTACTCATAGTCTTTTCACCTCTTTTAAACCGGCAAGCAGTTAACTTGCCGGAGTATTTTCATTACGCCACAGGAATAATGTCGTAACTTGCTTTAACAACAAATGAACTTCCAGTTCCAGTTGTGAAAGGTTGGGTAGCATTAGATAAATATAACCCTTTGTTCACTGTCGTACTGAAAGGAAGTGCACCAACCGTATTGCCTGATACACCTACAAATGCAAAAGTAGTACTTGCAGTAGCAAAGAAATCAGCTGCTTGTTCAGTATTAGAAGCTGCTACACCAGCACCATGCACCGTTGAATCGTACTGAAATGCTACCACTCCGCCAGCTGCTAGCGCTGCGCTTCCATAAGTCATAATGATTTCAGCACGCTTCAATACGATAAGTAAGTTAGCACCAGGAGCAGGAACGATTTGCACAGGCGCTGCATACATACCAAGGAATGAAGCTAATGGAACTGAAACACTTGCACTTGTTGCACCACTTGCCGTAGGAATCAGATTCATATTAGACCCAACCAAGTTGGCCATAAACTGACCATATACAGCAACTTGAGTAGTGGGATAATTACTAGTATCTAAATAATTAACCAGGAATTGATCGCCTGATTTTACTTTATCGCCTAGATCATTCAAATAACCAGCAGCAAGTATAGTTGATAAGGCATCTGTAGTAACGCAAGTAAAAAGTCTTGGTGCTGTACCTGGCACACCTTGTGAAATCGCTGCAAACGTTTGGAAATTACTCATGTGAATCTCTCTCCTTTAGTTATTAGCGTAAGGTGCGTTACAAGTCATCAATACGATACCGTTGTACTGAATGATTAATGCGCCAGAAGTTAAAATAGTTAAGAGTTCCCAACGATCTTGATGTGGTAACCAAGTAATAGAAGTCATAATATCTCGATTATAACTCTGAACAATCGCATCTTTATGAACCATGGGAACTAGATAGACATAAGGACTCATTGCAGTACCGGCGCCCGTACGAGGAATCTTGTTAATACCATTCTCACCAAGGAAACGCATATCGCAACCAAGGTAGCCGACAATTCTATTATCAGTAAGTGGTTTCACATCATTGTAGAAGAAATTCACTACTCGATCATCAGCATATAAAGAAGGTTTTAACAATGCTGGTGACCAGATACCACACGAGTAATCTTGAACATCTACACCTTGAGATTCAAGATAAGCAATGGCGTCAGCAATCTTGCCTTCATTTAAACCAGTATTAACACCTAGAGTCACAGCGGAAGTATAAATAGTACTGACACTTGGATCAGAGAATATTGCATTAATCTTGATAAAGTCATCCATACGAGCACCAGCTAATGCATGTAACTTCGCATGATCCACAATCTTATCAAAATTAAATAAGGTTTTTTCGCCCCCACCAATGACTGTCTTCAAATGAAAGTCATTAGTAACAACTTGTCTGTTAGTTTCATTAACCGGAGTTGCGGGAATATCGGTAGGAGCGAAATCGCCTTCTTCCATCTCAATTAAATCGGAGACAGGAACATTTAAAGTCGTACCAGTTGTTCCATGACGTTCATCAATAGTGCCTTGGAGTCTTAAATGATTCTGATATTTTAGAGTTACTTCTGTATCGAATAACTGCATAGCAGCAGCTAAACTAATTTGATTTGACATGCGTACAACCTCCAATAGATTCAATAAATAGTTTCATTCATTGACTATCTATCAGGTTGCCGATGTCGGGCTGATAATGTCTCGATCACCTAGTAAGGTTACCAATAATGGACTTATTAGATGATGAGATTAGTATAGACTAATTTTTATACTTAGCAAATCCTATTACATTTTGTCTTTAAAGCGCTCTCGTCCTACTTCTTCTGCCATTTCAGTATAACGACGACGATTTGTTTCCGTAGGACTCTTTTGATATTCACGGGCTCGTTCTTGTAATTCTTTTTCACCATCATAACGTGCACCACCACCACTTTGGTTTGCTTTATCCATACCAGGTACCTTACTATTTAATAATTGATCTCTATGATGTAATGCATCGGTCATAACATCACCGTCTTTAATAATATGATTTAATACTACTTGTTGCAACTTTTCAGGATATGTTTTCTTAACATAATCTTGAAGAATTTTGAGTTTCTCATCTCCAATAGATTTTCGTTGTTGATCAAAACTTTCAATATTCGCTTGAATCTTTGATTGCATTTCAGTTGCCATTTTTTCGAAATGCTGCTGAGTTAATCCAGAATTTTTAGCAATAGATTTAATTTCATTGATTTCATGTTCCCGCATTGATAATCCTTTAGGAACTGTATAATCATCTGGAATCTTAATAGCTAATTCTAACTGTTGTTGTAATTCTTTATTCTCATTATATATTTTAGAACTATTTTTATAGGCATTTTCGAGCTCTTCAACAGTCTTGTACTTACCTGCCCATAACTTAGGATCGCCACTGACTGCTGCAGTTACTGCTGATTCCGATGTGTTTGGAACTTCATTAGTAGTTACTTCTGTCATCTTCTCTATTCTCCAATATAGTTTCAACTTTTTGCAGCATTAATCTAATATCTCTCCATACACTTCGTCTACCGTCGTGCCATGCAAATAATTGTCTAGTCGGCTGTACGGGTTCTTCCATAATAATTGAATCAAGCATTTTATTTAAAAATGATCTTGCTACTTCGTTTCCAGTAAATGTTAAATAAGTTTGATATTCAATATCATTTATTTTTCCTTCACGAAATAGACTAGTTAAACGATCTGACATTATACAACAACCTCTGGAGGTGGTGGCAATTTAACAGGTGATGCACTTGTCGACGGTCTTGGCAACTGTCCTTGCTGTGCCATATCGGCAGCATTCTTAAGATATCCATCAAGCTGTTCATCTGAAGCAAATAATTTTTCTGGCAAATTGAGATTATAATTAATAAATTTATTTGATTCTTTAAGATTAAGACTCGCAATCGCTGCACCCTGGCCAACAAATTGTTGTTTGATCTGCATACTTGTTACAAAGTGATTTAAATTTTCTTGTTTTTGTATATCAAATAACGGTGATTTATAATCAAACTTAAACTTACGAGTATTAAAGTTTAATGTGGCCGCCCTATCTTGAGTAAGCAATCTTCGTTCAGATAATATCTTTGCAGCTACTTCAAATATTTGCTTCGGTAATTCATTTATTAAACGACTAATATCAGTACTCGTTGAATGCTGCGCTCTTGCTTCACGTATTGATATTTCAGTCGCAGACTTTACTGGTGATTCAATTTCACCTAAGGGATCAACCATGAAACCCTTTAGTACGACAGCACGCATATCAATAATTGTATTATGAGTATCAGGATATTCCGGCATCTGCAATGCTTCTAAAGGGTTTCTCCCTTGAGGATTGCGTTGAATCATGGCCCCTGACCACTGCCGTACGGAGTATGGATTAAAATAGGATGTGGCATCATAGAACATCGGCGGATTAGCTTTGAAGGCGTAATTCTTACTTCTGTATTCCACCATACGATTGAGATCACGTATTTGAGGAAGTAAATCGATACCAATACCTCTTCCATCTGCTTCACCTGGCCTTACACGATCACGATAAATTAATATTTGTGGGTAACTGCGTTCAGATTCAAATAAGGGCGTCAATTGGTCGTCTTCCATCGTGGCATATATAAAGAACTTGTTTTCTGCCATTTTGATTTGACCATAGATAACAATGAATTGATCATTAGGTGAATCAGTGATAGCAGCTAATAAAATACCTTTATAATCCGGAAAAGATTCTTTAACTTGTCTACCATTCATCTTGCATTGATACCAACATGTATTTAGAACGTCATCAGTTGAATATTCAATATATAAAGCAATAGCAGCAATACTACGGAAATATAAAGGCTCATCATCATTGTGACTTTCCACCCAGATAGCACCTGTACCACCAACAAGATCAAGATTACTAGCAGAGACAACACGAGAAAGATTAGATTCATTAAGATAGAAATAGATACGATCATTCATTTCATCCATAGTTTCGCGATTAGCATCAATAACTTCCTGTTTAAAGATATGCGGATCCATTACAAGTTGACCCCAGACGCGATCTTGAGGAAGAAGTAAACCATGCAAATCATTAGCGCGCTGATAAGCTGCTAATACTGCGGTATAATCCCAGGCTTGGTTAGTCGTAGGTTTACCATCATCTCGATAGTTCCATTTAACATTAGTTGCATCACGATCAGGAATAACATAGAAATACAAGTCTTTATATAAAGCTAACCAGCGATCCTTATACTCCCGCGTTTCCCAGTATCTATCCTTAAGTTTTTTATAATCCATTATTGAGTTCCTGTTGAAGAGGGCAGTTTGCCCCAATCGGGTGTAGATCGAGATTTTTCTATCTTGATTCGTCTTTCAGATAATTGCCGTGTTTGCTTCTCAACTTCGACATTCTGTGCTTGTATCTGCTGCTCTAACAATTCATTTGTTTGATCTTTATCATTGTTTCCGCCAAAAAATCCCATATCAGCGCCCCCACTCATTAACTATCGTATAGTTTCGTTTCTTGTCATATCGTAGCAACTTCTTGTACAAGTTGCGAGGAGAGAGCGTTATACCAATATCTAGCCCACTTAAGTACCGTACAATTTCATTACAAGTCTTAAACCATAGAGGAAATGACGATACTATAGCGCGTTGTTCTATTTTTACTGCTATTACTTTAAACAGACAAGAAGAGTATCGAAAGCAATGGTTTATTATCTCTTCTGCTTCAGTCATCTGAGATATTAAATAGGTAATACCATTTTCGCCAAATCTAAAAATAATCCAGTGTTTACCATTAAAAAGATAAAGATCAACATGTTTATAACGAGACAATAAGAAACTATACTTAGCATAAGATTTATTATAAAAAAGTAGAAGTGCTAGCAGTCTACACCTTCATTAATTCAGCTTCAGATACAGCTAAACAAATGTATTGTACCGGTGCTTTCTTACGTTTTTTGTGATGTTTGGATTTAATTACGACTTTATCAGGAATGTAGCCGATATATTTAGCTTCTGCATGAATATTGAAACTTATAGCTAATAGAGTAACCAGTAATAGAGCTTTCACGGCGTTATTCCTTTGTTTAATTTCTCAGTAATATATTTCATCAACTTATCTGCTCGATTACATTCTATCAAATCATTCGGCTTTAACATCCCTAAATTTTGATTAGGCTTCTTAAACCATTCAAATGTTTTTTGCAAATCATCTTTAAAATGTGCGCGGAGTCTTTGAAAGAGAGCATGTTCGAATTTCTGCATTACTTTCCTTTGCGTTTGCGACTAGCAGCTGCCATCGCAGACATTTTTTTGTTACCGTATTTTTTCCGTCCGACTGCTGCGGCAATCTTCTTAGCCGAATCAGCACTTTTGCCAGAGCGTTCTAACTTTTCTTTCAGCGCTTTAAATCTTCCCCCTGAGCCTAATTTAGGTTTCTTGGCCATTCGTAATCACTCCTTTGCTTATCGCTAACGCTTCAATAAGTTTTTCTAACTTCTCGATCTTAGCATTAATCCTTTCTTCTGCATCGCCTTGAGCACCAAATTCATGACGTTGTGTACGCTCTAACATCCATGCGTTTGCCGTCCATAACCCTTCTTTCTTACCTGCCTTTCTGATGCGATTTACCAGTGTTTTACTGCCTTTTGCTTCCGCTTTTATTACGGCGTCTCGTAAATCTTTGTAAGGTTGATCGCCCGCTTCGCCTTGTTCCATCCATCTATAAAAAGTAGCTTTAGCAATCCCCGCGAGCCCAGCAGCCAAATTTTTTGGTAAATTGCGCTCAATCGCAGTGACGATAATTTCTTGTACTTCCGGTGTCAGTTTGGCCATAGTCATGGTGAATTATTACACATAAAAATAATTTAATAAAGTACTTGCAACGTACGTATACATTTTGTATACTGTCCTCGTTATATTAACTAACAGGAATATACAAATGAAAGACAACATTATATTTATTACGTGCGTACAGATAATTATCTCTATCGTACTTGATTATTTAAAAATAACTTCAACAAGTATTTTTACCGCTTTTATTCCCTTTAATGCATTGATTTTTTATTATCTCGTTGATAAGGAAAATAAATCATGAATACTCGCGATGATCTTCGCTATAGTGAATGGAAATCTGAACAAAGTAGTTATTAACTAATAGGCTGCGCTGTCAGAGGGCGCACCTACCCCATTAAGGATATAAATATGAGTTGCAGTTTAATTTGGTCACCAGTTAACAAAACTAAAAATCGTGCTGGCGATCATACATTAAGAGATATTTTAGAAAAAAAGTTTGGATTTCCGCGCGTTTTAGATGAATCATATATCATTTATCTGGATGCATTAGATGATGCTGGAATCGAAGGCGCAGAAGATCTAATCATTGCCATAAGAAAACATGAAGAGATACAAATAGATATTGAATGTTAAAAGTTTACGATAGTAGCGGCGTTGACAGCGAAACGCATAAATTGG